TCAACAAACTCAAGAAGACCAAGACGAAGAAGAATGATCTTCACAGTGTTACGGATGCTGTTAGAAGCAACTGCAATCCTGTATCCACAATCAACCAACTTTTGGAAGTATCCCATCAGTTGATAGTCCTTGGCAACACACTCATTAAAGATCTTAAGAGTTGATTCTTGCTTGTCTCTCCAGATCCTATCGTATTGATCTACTGGGAGACCTTTGTTCTGTGTGAGTAATTCTAATTTTGCTTTAGTGGGAAGACCATCATTGACACTGACATGATCCTCTCTACTAATAGCATACTCTTCTCCTAGTGCTTGATTGAGAGCATCATAATGATAGTCTTTACTATCAATTAGAACGCCATCCAAATCAAAAATAACAAGTTTAGTATCCATCCTTATCTCTCCATAATCTATGATTAATATCAGACTTAATCGTCTTTACTTTATGTAGAACTTGTAGGTTCCATCCCATAAGTGTCTCTGGGTTGATCGCACATCCATCCTGAATATTATCGTATATATTCTCATATGCGTCAAAGTATTTGTCCATGTTTTCAGAACTGCTGAATGCAAACTGATCATCAATTCCATAATCAGTATGTGCATAGACATTCTTCACATAACAATTGTCCAAGTCATAGTTTTTAAGAGGTCCAACTTTGGAGAAGAATAATGTATCTGTTCTAAGTCTTACAACACAATCATACTTAAAGTTATTTTCTTCTTCGTATTTCTTTTTGAGTTCGTTTGCTTTATACAAACTATACATCATAGAGATGGTGTTGTTGATCGGATGAGGGAACCTAGGGTCTGGTTTAAAAACATCCGATGAGAACTCTTTTGGTTCTTCCAGTTCTAAACCTTTAGGTTTCCAGTTCTCTTGCATAAAAGGAACCTGCCACGATTCCCATTTCCCTCTGACCTTATGATCATCCCAAAAATATCCACCCTCATCATTCCACATGTGGGCGAATACATCCAGATCACATCCTTTGTTGGAGTTCCAGAATGTTTCCCAGTGGTTAGGAAAGCACTCTTTTATATCTCTGGGTTGTCCAGAATAAACTAAAGCAATCTTCATGATTTGATCAATGAATCTTTATACCATGCATATGTGGATGCAATTCCCTGTCGTAGGGAAATCTTGGGTGTCCACCCAAGTTCTTTGATCCTGTCAATATTTAGAAGCTTTCTAGGAGTGCCATTTGGTTTATCAGTATCCCAAACAGTCTCTCCTTCAAACCGAACCACACTTGAGATAGTCTCTGCAAGTTCCTTAATGGTTACATCTTCACCAGTACCAACATTGATTGGATCAGATCCATTGTAATCTTTCATACAGGCAAAACACGCTTCTGCAAGATCATCAACGTGAAGAAACTCACGCATTGCCGATCCGTCGCCCCAAAGAGTAACTTCATCGTTTGCCTCATGAAACTTTCTAATCAGAGCAGAAAGAACGTGAGATGTTTCCAAATCAAAGTTATCATTAGGGCCATACAAATTAGTAGGCATCAGTGAAATTGCATTGAACCCATACTGCTTACGATATGCTTGACACATTTTAATACCAGCAATCTTAGCGATAGCATAGGCATCATTAGTTGGTTCCAGAGGACCTGTCATCAGATACTCTTCTTTAATAGGTTGTTCGCACATCTTTGGATAGATGCAGGAAGACCCAAGGAACAAGAGTTTCTTAACACCAAACTTTCTTGCAGCGTGAATGATGTTTGACTGAATCATCAGATTATCATAGATGAAATGTCCAGGATAATCTTTGTTTGCACCAATACCACCCACCTTTGCAGCAGCAAGGTAGACGTATTCGGGTTCATTATTCTTGAAGAACCTTTCAACATCGTCTTGCCTCCGCAAGTCAAAGTGACTTGATGGTGTTGATAAGATATTCGTGTATCCTTTCATATGAAGCATACGAACAATTGCCGATCCTACAAGTCCAGTATTACCAGCAACATATACTTTACTATTACTGTCCATAGATACACATGTCCTCAACTAATTCTGTAAATGATGTTTTGGGTTCCCAACCCAGTTTTTCCTTTGATTTAGTAGGATCTCCAAGTAACGTCTCTACTTCTGCAGGACGAAAATACTTGGGATCAACTCTAATAACTGGTCTCTTTGTGTTCCAATCATATCCAACTTCCTCAAGACCCTCACCCATCCACTCAATCTTCATACCGAAAATAGGTGCAGCAGCATCAACGAAATCACGAACAGAGTATTGTTCTCCCGTAGCGATGACATAATCATCTGGTTCATCTTGCTGGAGCATTAACCACATTGCTTCAACAAAATCCTTTGCATGACCCCAATCCCTCTTTGCATTAAGATTACCAAGATACAAACAATCTTGTAATCCTGCAGAGATTCTAGATAATCCTCTCGTAATCTTACGAGTTACAAAAGTTTCACCACGTCTTGGAGACTCATGATTAAAAAGAATACCACTACAGGCATACATTCCGTATGACTCACGATAGTTCTTTACTATCCAGTACCCATAGAGTTTTGCAACACCATAAGGAGAACGTGGATAGAAAGGTGTAGTTTCAGTCTGCGGAGTTTCTTGCACCAGTCCATAGAGTTCACTGGTGGATGCTTGATAGATACGAACCCTGTCTTCCATACCAAGCAAACGGACTGCCTCAAGCACTCTCAGGGTGCCTATGGCATCTGTCTGACCAGTATACTCGGGCATCTCAAACGAAACCTTTACATGACTCTGTGCCCCTAGATTATAAATCTCATCTGGTTGAACCTGCTGAATAACCCTCACTAAATTTGTAGAGTCTGTTAAGTCTCCATAATGCAATTTTAATTGATCATAAATGTGATCAATTCTATGTGTATTAATTAAAGAAGCACGACGCACAATACCATGAACCTCATACCCCTTTTCAAGGAGAAGTTCTGCTAAGTATGATCCATCTTGTCCTGTAATACCAGTGATTAAAGCAACTTTCATAAACTATAATATCGTAATTACATTATACCAAAAAAGGAGAGTTTATGCAACTCTCCCCATAAGGTCTTGCCATGCCGCGCCACTTGCTCTTTGACCAGAAGCAAGAAACTGGACGGTAGTAACTTCCACCCGCACCAACGGCATTTGAGAGATGCCGTAAACTCATAAGAGGGTCATAATGACTCCACCAGTTCTTTTATAGTCTATCCGTGACTTTTTTGTTTACTTAATCTCAACAGAGTTAAATTCTTGTTCCATTATATCCATCAAAATATCATAATCATCAAGTGGTTCTCCCGAAAATACTATTCCTTGATTTTCATAAAAACGACGAACCTTTCTATAAAGTTTTGGATTTTTTACATCCAGGTAAAATTCGCCATTAGCAGCGGCACGAAGGGTACCTACGTCTTTTTTGAATTTTTCAGTCAGTGTCATTGTATCTTTTGGTTACCTGTATATTATAAGGTATTATTTCTATGTAGTCAAGTAGTCTGATTATAATTAAGGAGCGACAAAAGTGAATGCTATTGTCCCTCCCTTATTAAACTGTTCTGGGTAGGGCGGACTATAATTATAGTACAAAGATGTTTTATTTGTACTGAGATTATATGGAACATGATCAATTAAGTCTTGCCACGTAGCATTACCAGCAATATCATCATATAAATCATCAGACCAAAAATCAAGACTCTGCCCACTTTGTATTGTAGGAAATTGTTGGTTATCGTTCTGACTTCTCCAAGTAAAATATTTTGTACCGCTCCCACTATAATATAAAATAAAAGCAGGTTCAAATTGTATAGGACTATTTGTAACACCAGATGTAATTTCAATTGCATCTGGTAATGTTGCATTATTATCAGAAACAACCAAAGTAGTAGTTTCTATCTGTGCAGATGTCCACTTAAATTTACCTCCCCAATTAGATCCAAATGTAGAATTTGTTATCGTAAAATCAATCTGATTAGTAAGTGCCATTATATCTTACATTATTAATACTATGTATTCAATGTTATTTTTAACCATGGCAATAGTGGTGGAATAACACCAATCAATCTGAGAAGGCCCTCAGCAAATAAGCATAAGACAACCCACCCAACACACATGCTGATAATACCTGCGTTTCTATTGTGTCTCCGAATAGCATCATCAATCATCTCCTGACACTCCTTTTGAGTGACATATTGTTCTGACTTTATTTCATCCATCCGATGCGGCATTATCTTGGTTTATCATTTTATCAATAGGATCTGGTGCTCCACCAACTATAGCACATGCTCTCTGATAGAAAAAATTGTTGGTATTCCCAGATGACTCAAAAGTCTCTTTGACTTTCACCCAATTATTATAGGTGTGCTCGTCCATGGTTTTTAGATTGAAATACATATTAGCTATAATAGTTACCAATTCGCATTTGTCAACTTATTTTGATTTCCTAATATTATCTAGCCTCAAAATTCATTTTACGAACTTTACGTTGCTTTCTTTGTTCGTGCCATAAAATATCTTCCGATGAAAGAACTTCTTTTTTATTTTTAGTCTGATAAGAGTTTACCATAACAACATTTGATAGGTCAACTGCTGAAATCTTATCACCACGAATGGTTGCCATATTCGGACAACCACAACAAACTGTCTTACTTGGATGTCCTTCCAATTCCTTTCCGCAGGAACGACACCTAATCTTTATATTTTCCATTGTATAATTCTTTATACGTCTTCAGTTTTCAGTTATTTATAATTTTTCTTCTAACATATACTCTACCGTATTAGCAACATCATTCATTGCATCTCGCAATTTCTCACGTTGTCCGGCATGTTGTTCTACTTTCGTAACACCATTTCTAAATTCTTCACAGAGAGTCCATCTCCACTGACTCATACTCTTAGAGTACCAAAGATTAATTTTCATTTGTAGAAAAGTCGTCTACGCGACTATTTAGTTCTCCCATCTTACGAATCAATTGCGTGTGTTCATTTTCTATTTCCTCAATACGACTCTGTAGTATCTCAATCATATCATAGATGTTATCACAGTCTGCAATTTTTTGTTCCGACTTTTTGATTTTCTTTTTCATAAAAAAGGGGGACTACTGTCCCCCACTATACTTATATTATTCTATACTGTCAACAGCAGCAAGTACTTTCTGTCTCAGATCCTCAGGCAGTGGAACATAACCAAGACCATCAGACATTGCCTGTGCTTTCTCACTCAACATATAACGAAGAGTTTCTTTCACACCAGTCTTAGACTCGGGGTATGCTAAAACCCATGTCAGAGAGACAATAGGATATGCATTGGCACCAGCAGGATTAGCATCAGCACCACGAAGTTGGTCGTCCAAGACAATCTTACTCAAACCAGCAGCAGATGTTTCAGCATTTGCTGTGACATAGTTACCTGCCTTGTTTTGTAGTGATACTTGTTGAAACTTACCACCACTTACATAACCATAGTTTAGATACCCGATAGCACCAGAAACTTGTTTCACTTGTGCGGCAACACCAGAGTTACCTTTACCACCAACACCAGCAGGCCACTTTACTGCCTTACCTGTGCCGACATTCTCTTTCCATTCAAAAGAAAATGCTGATAGTGAGTTAGTGAAACCTTTTGTGGTGCCACTACCATCAGAACGGAATACAGGAACGATAGTTTTACTCTCACATCCAAAGGTAGACCAGTTAGTAATCTTACCAAGATATACATCAGCAAGTTGTGTCTGTGTCATCTTAACTTCACAACCAGGATAGTTGTAAGCAGGGACAATAGCACCACCGGTCATAGGAATGTGGACCATTGGAATCTTCTGCTTCTCATCACTTACAGCACCATCACTGGCACCAAAGTCAACTGTGCCAGCCATATACTGACGGACACCAGAACCACTACCAACTGCTTGATAATTTACTTGGTTGCCAGTTTCACCTGCCATGGTTTGAAACCATGCTTGATACAAAGGAGCAGGGAATGTAGCACCTGCTGCATCAAGTCTGAATGTAGTGCTTTCTCCCGAACCACATGCCACCATTAGAGGAGTGGCAGCAGCAATTGCTGCGATAGCTTTGAGTTTCATTATCTAATGCTCAGAACTTGTACTTGGTGCCGACTTCTACTTTCCAATCACGAGTAGAATCATCTTGGAAGATGTTCTCATACTTACCATAAGCACTGAAACTATCAGTGATCTTTACTTTACTACCGATTTCAAGTGCCTTAAAGGTTTCCTGATCACCAGCGTCTGGTTGAGTGACGCCAAGACCACCTTCAATATATGGAGTGGCACGACCAAGTTTCCATTCATATCCTACACGACCTTGATGGACTGCTTTGGAGAAGTCCTCATCAGTTCCTTTGAACTCGTGCTTGGACTCTACATATGGACCTGCCATTGCTGCGGGTGCGGAGACCGCCAAACCGAGCAGGGCAACTGCGAATGCTTTCATTTGTTTTTTGTGTAATGTGATTACTTGGTTATTATAACAGATCCTTTTAGATCTGTCTTTAAAATCTAGTTAAGTTGATTTTAAATAAACCTCAGTATATAGAGTGGGTTATACTAATTTTAACCATCCATAAACCAAAGCATAAAAAAAGGAGACCCTCGTCAGGATCTCCGAACATCTAGATGTTTATTTTATATGGAAGATCAGAAGTTGTACTTCAGACCTGCTTTGGTTCCATAACCACGGTCGATGTTGTCGTCACCTGAACCGACGAAGGAGACTTCACCATAAGCACCGAGGTTGTCGGTCAGTGCAAGACCAAGACCTGCCTTACCAGAAGGAACGGTGTCACTTTCAGCACCATCAGGGGAGACTACAGTAGCTCCTCCTTGGACGTAGTAAGATGCAGACTCACCAAGTTCTCCTTCGTAGCCTACGTGAAGGTCTGTGGCAGTTCCAGAATAATCAGATCCAGTCCAACCGGAGTTAGCCTCGACGTTGACGTAGGGTCCGGCTAGGGCGGCAGCAGGGGCAAGAGCAATTGCAGCGGCAGCTGCAGCGATAGTCGTTTTGAACATTTGTTTTTCCTCGTTTTTTTACTTGTGGAATGATTACCCACAGATGAAAGCAGACTCGACTTGTCTGCGTTCCGTTAATTATAACACACTCTATACTGCAGGTCAAGTGTGACAGAATGTAACGGTCTCAATATTTATACAGCAAAAATACTCAAGGTATTACTGATAACCGTCACACCTGTGACTGTTTCTTATCCAATGCATCTTTTGCTTGCCGCTTAAGCAATCTTGCATAAGAAAGTTCAGCATCTGTGTAGTATTCAGGATGCTTTTTAGCGATCTTAAGAATCTTCTTTGATCCTTTGATTGTGTCTTTGTATCTCATTCAACTCCTCCTGTTTTTTTCGGGACTCAATTAACATCCTGCCAACACTTACGCTACCCTCGTAGTATGCATCAGGATCAATCTGTATATCAACAACATCTTCCAAATCAACAACGGGATCAAATACTAAATCTTCATCACCAATGAGTTCCTTTAACTCATCTGACAGTTGATTGTTTGGGATTCTTGGTAGTTCCATATTATTATTTAGACAAAAAAGAGGGTCCGAAGACCCTCAGTATATCCGAAAAAACTATAGGGGTCAATAACCTCTATCACTTCGATTTGGTTTTGTATATCCAATACCATGACCATAAATATCTCGCGTCGGCATCAGACCACTATGTCCAGCAGCTTGTGCTCTTTTATTTACACCTGCAGGTGATGGTTTAAATTCACCTTTAGGATCATCTTGAGTTTTTTTAGTATGTTTTTTAGTAAGTTCACTATTAAATCTATATCTTTCAGCATCTGTTGGACCAGATCTATCACTCATTTCTGCCTCTGCTCCCTTAGAACCAGAACCATATGCATCAAATGATCTAGGACCTAACTTTTCTCTATCTGGCGTACTTCTTGTCCAAGTACCAGGAATAGGTGTACTTGTCTTTGTTGTTTTAGATCCGAGTCCTGTTCCTAAAAATCCAGGTGTTTTAGTTGTAGTTTGTTTAACTTTAACAGACCCTGCTACACCATCCTTTGGTGCAAGGACCGTAGCAGTTTTTTCTGCTTCTACAACAAATTGAGAAAAGGTCTTCATTTTCCAAGATATTTTTATCTATTTATCCAAAAAAAGACCCCAGTATATCTTGAAAAACCTTATAGGTCAAATTTTTGCCCGAATTTTTTTTCGACTTCTAGGGAAAATCAAAGTGCATTTCCTCGTTTTTTTACTTGTGGAATGATTACCCACAGATGTTAAGAACCTCGACTGGTTCTGTTGTAAATCGTTACAACTAAGTAACGAGAGTATTTATACTCATTTTATTTTTCGGGTATTCGGATAACCCGAAAGCGGAATACCAGAATCGAACTGGTGACGAAAGGTTGGAAACCTTTAGTTTTGCCTCTAAACTAATTCCGCAGAGTGGAAGATTGCTCTACCAACGCATCTTCCTTCACACAAGAGGTAGTATAAGACAAGATTGAGTTCTTGTCAACGCCCCGTGGAGGATTCGCACCCCCGACCGCAAACTTAGAAGGTTCGTGCTCTGTCTCCTGAGCTAACGGGGCAAGTAGTAGTTCCTATCGCCGCTAACCCTCAACTACC